CAGTTTTTCCTCAAATATTAATTACTAATTCTCATGATGGTAAGAATGCTTTCCAATTTACAGCTGGATTATTTAGAATGATTTGTGAAAATGGTTTAGTTATAGCTACAGATGAATTTGAAGATTTGAAAATGCGTCATATGGGTTACACGTTTGAAGATTTACAAGTACTAATTAGAGGTATGGTTGAGAAATTACCTTTAACAGTAGAAGCAATGAATAAAATGAAAAGTGTTGAATTAGAAGAGGAGCAAATGTTTAATCTTGCTAAATCATTTCTTGATATTAGAGTAGAAGGTACGAAAAATACTTACGATAAGCAAGCAATTGAAGATGTTTTGAATGTTCAACGTAAGAAAGATGAAGGTAATATGCTTTGGGAAGTATTTAATAGAGTTCAAGAAAATATCATTGAAGGAAATTTTGAATATAAAACCCAAGGTGGTAAAGTTCGTCAAGCTAGAATTATTAAGAATTTCAAGCAAGATCAGAATGTAAATAAAAAAATGTTTAGTAAAGCTTTAGAACTTGTAGCATAATGAAAAAGCTAATAATAATTTTAACAGTAAGTTTCTTCTGGGCATGTAGCCCAGAGGAAATAATAAGGGATGTTTGTATTGATGGAGATTGTAATGCACAATTTTATATTGATGAATTAGTACAACCAAATGCTTATCAAGATGAAAATGGGTATTGGCATATAGAATTTTATGGACCTAAATATTTTACAATTAGAGGTGAATTAGATGAGTTGTCAACAGCTATAGTAAATGGAGTACCATTAGTTGAAACAATGTATGATTCAGATTATTGGGTTGCCTTTGATTCAATCAACTTTACGGTACCTACATGGTCTGTATTAAGTTGGTTTACGGGTGGTGGTTATAATAACCCTGTTCCAGTAGGTAATTTACAATACACTCTTACTGATATAGCTCGAATTCAACCCCCTTTAAACATTGCTGGGTATCAAATACAGAAGAATTTTTGTTTTGAATGTCCTTATGCTGAAACATTATTAGGTAGTAAATCAAAATATACTTATAATCCTCGCCAACAGTTTTATTTAAATAATGAAATGGTAGGAGATACTTTACAAGTATTTATGAAATCTACGTTTAATACTGATGTTGGTAATAGAGAAATAATTGAAGATTCATTTAAAATAATTGTAAACTAATGGAAAGAATAACTATAGAACAAGCTAAGGAATTTATACCCTTAAAAGAAAATTATGGTAATACTGAAATTGATTATGCTGAATATTTTACATTAACACCTTCAGATATGGGAGATGGTTGGGAAAGTGTTACTTATTTTACAGCAAAAAAGAAAGGAATTTACAATAAGAAAGGTGAAGGTGATCAATGGGTTTATGTTTTAAAAAATGAAACATTACCAGGACTCCTAAAAATAGGATATACAAAATTAACTCCAGATCAGCGAGCTAAACAAATTTCTAATGCAACAGGTGTGCCACTTCCATACAAAGTAGCATGGGCTTTCCGTTGTTTTAACGGTGAACTATTAGAAAGCGAAGTACATCATGCATTAAGAAAATATCGCGTTAATAACCAAAGAGAATTTTTTCAAATAAGCTTAAACGAAGCAAAACAAACAATAGAATCAATAGGTAAAAATTTTAAATAATGAAAGAAATAACAGAACAAGAAAAATTAGACAACCAAAAATCAGAATTAATAGATGATTTATTAGCAACCGCTACAGTAAAAGAGGAAGTTTGGAGATACCACCCAGATAATCCAAATAGAAAAGATGTTATAAAAGAATATGATATCTTATGTCAAATAGAGAGAGATCTTGAACTTGAACTTGAAGAACTTAAATCTCAAGAATGTTAAAAATAAAAATAAATAAAGGAGAAAACATTAATTCGGCTTTAAAAAGATTAAAAAGGAAATTTAAAAATGTAGGTGTATTAAATGAATTAAGGAAAAGAAAACAATTTGATAAACCTTCAGTAATTAAACGTAAAGCTAAATTAAAATCAATTAAAACAAAACAATATTTGGACAAGTTAGATGATTAGTAAATATTTATAATCAAATAATAATTATGTACAAATATAATGCAAAATTAGATAGAGTAGTAGATGGTGATACTGTAGATGCTTTAGTAGATTTAGGGTTTGATACCTGGAAGAAAGTTAGAGTTAGAATGATGGGTATGAATGCCCCAGAATCGAGAACTAGAGATTTAGAGGAGAAGAAATTAGGTTTAGCAGCTAAAGCAAGGCTTATTGAATTATTAGGAGATGGTAATTTTATTCTTCAATCTCATGGTGTAGGCAAATATGGTAGATGTTTAGGAACTTTACTAATAGATGATATTGATATAAATAAAACATTAATTAAAGAAGGACACGCAACAGAATATTTTGGAGGGAAAAGATGATAGATAAAGATAGATTATTTCATTTATTTGGGGATGGTGAAAATGAAAACCCAGACGTAAAAAAACTAGCAAATATTGATAAGGATTTTATGAAAAGTCCTGAAGCTAAGTTAGGTATGTTTACTAAAATGATTTATAATCATGAGGTATTCCATAAAAAATTAAAAAAATTTTTCCAAAAAGAAAATGCTGCTTATAATGTTGAAGAAACTAAAGAAGCATCTTCGTTTGCTGTATTTAATAGAGCTTATTCCTATATTAAAAAATTAAATGTTAATGATTCTGCACATCAAGATGCACTATGGGAGTTTAATTCTAAACCACTTTTTAGTGCTTTAAACCAGGCAATTTATTACTTTGAAGCAAAAGAAGAATATGAAAAATGTGCAAAATTATTAGAAATAAAAGAAATGAAAAGAGCTCTTGAAAAAGACGTGCCATTGTAAAAACCCTCCATTATCTTGACATCACGGGTTTTGTGAAACATGGGATATAAAAAAAGGGATGGGAAATAAAGGCAATAAAGGGGTTAAGGAACACCCTGTTATTAAATGTTCTATTAAATAAAAATTATGAAAAACAAAAGATTATTTCAACAAAGATTAGAAACATTAGATGCCATATTTAGTGGAATTAAAAATGGTATACAAATGGGAGCCAGTGTAGGTGAATTAAAAAAAGGATGTGAAAAAGGTACTTAAATTGTAGCTGAGTTAGAAGGTTATGTTGAAAATGAAAATTAAAAAAAAATAAAAGTTATGAATTTAAATGCGGAACAAATCCAATCAAATTGGAAAATTTTCTTAGATAATATTAAAACACATATACCAGGTAACCGAGGTGAATGTTTATCTAATTTTTATAAACGTTATGAAGAACGTATTATATTAATGCCTGCTGCTCATAAAAAAGAATACCATGGAGCATTTCCAGGAGGTTATGTTGCCCACGTTAATAGGGTAGTTGAAGGGTCACTTAGGTTATATGATATGTGGGAAGACATGGGTTGTGATATGACTACATTTACTAAAGAAGAATTAATATTTTCAGCTATAAACCATGATTTAGGTAAAATGGGGGATAAAGATAATGAATCATACATTCCTCAGACTGACCAATGGAGACGAGATAAATTAGGTGAAGATTATATGTTTAATAAAAAATTAGCATTTGCTTCTGTACCTGATAGAGGTTTATTTTTATTACAACAGCATGACATATCTTATACATTTAATGAAATGGTAGCTATCCAGACACATGATGGTTTGTATGACCAGGCTAATGAAAAATATTTAAAAGCATTTATGCCAGAGCAAAAACCTCGCACATCTTTACCATATATTTTACATCAAGCTGATTTAATGGCTGCTCGTATTGAATTTGAACAAGAATGGTTACCAAAATTTTCTAAAAATAGCGTGGATGCGCCAAAAAAGAATTATACATTGTCCGACAATAAACATAATTCTAAATCTAAATCGAAAGCTTTAGGGGGAATTAAAAGTGAAGGATTAAAAAATATGTTAGATAGTTTATAATGGATATTTCAATAATAATAATTTCAATTCTAGGAGTTGCAGTTGTGATTTTAGGATTTACAACTTGGAATTTACTATCAAAAACAGAAAAACAGGAAGATATTATTATTAGTTATGATAATTTTATAAATGAATATAGCAAACAATTAGACATTGCAGATAAACGCTTAAAAGAAATAGACGAAAAAGATCTATTTAAAAGCGATGATGAAATTGGTTGGTTTTTTAAAAATTTAAAAGGGTTGCAAAATGACTTATCTAATTTTAAAAGGAACCAATAACATTTTATGCAACCACCTATTAGAAAACGCAGGAAGAAATCTAAGAATTACTTCACACATGACACCGAACTAGCTATTGTTAGATACAATGGATTAGATTCTATTAAAGATGAAAAATTAAGGAGTGATATTTACGACAAAGAAATCCATTACCCATTCTTTAAACTTACCCAGAATATAATTCATACTTTTAAATTTTATCATACTGAGGTTGAAAATTTAGAACATTTACAACATGAAATTATAGTTTTTTTATTATCTAAAATACATTTATTTGACCCAACTAGAGGGGCTAAGGCTTATTCATATTTTGGTACTATAGTTAAGCGTTGGTTAATATTATATAACACTAAAAATTATAATAAAAAAATTAAAAAAGTAGATGTTGATGTCTTAATGGGTGATAAATCAACTCATACTTACAAATTTGAAGAATCAACAGGCCCTGTAGATGAGTTATACAAATACATTGATATTTTTGTTGACCATGTTACAGCAAATATATTTGAATTATTTCCGAAAAAAAATGATGCTCAAATAGCAGACGCTATTCTAGAGTTATTTAGAAAAAGAGAAACCATTGAGGTATTCAATAAAAAAGCATTATACATATATATTCGTGAAATAGTAGATGTAAAAACCCCCAAAATTACTAAAATAGCTGATAAATTACACGGCATATTTAAAAGTCAATACATTTTCTTTTTAGAAAATGGTTATGCTAAATTTTAAATCTATTCTATATCCATATTTATAATAAAAATACATTATGGGAGCATTAGACAATGTGATATTTGGAAGCAAAAAATTCTCAGATATCCTCAGTGAAATTTACGACAATCAAAAGAAAAAAGAAACCCAAATTTCGGGATTAATTTCAGAATTAAAACCCCTTATTTCAGATATTGGTGACGCAACTCTTATAGTACCACTAATAAAAGAATATTTAGAAATTGGCGTTAGGAACGATGAACAATTAATTAAAATGGCAACTATAGTGCAGCGTGTTGTTAATAATTCTAATAGCGGTGATACATCGGGTATTACAGATGCAGAAAAAGAAGAATTAATGGCTGAATTAGATAGAATTAATGCCTCTTATTCTAAAGAAAAGAAAAAAGATAAAGAATAATGTCTGACTTATTAACAACCGGTTTATCAAGATTATTTAGTACTGCTGGATCAGAAGCATTCGCTGCAACTTTATCAAAAATTAGTGATGATAAGCAAGGGAAAGTTATCATCGGGCGTGTAACTGATATTTGTTTAAATAGTAATTCAAATTTATTTAAATTATTAGGATGGGGTGGGATAGGAAGTATTTCCTTTCAAGAACTAACTGAAATAAAACCTGAAGAAAATCAAAATCAAAATTCTTCAACTACAGCTTTACCAATGTTTCCTCAGTTTAAAAATTACCCTTTAGTAGATGAGTTTGTAATATTATTTCCTGGGGCAGGCCAATCAAACCCTCAAACATCGGGGATAAAACAATACTATTATATACCATTAAATATTTGGAATAACCCTCATTATAATGGTTATCCTAATACTTTAAATGATGACCCTAAAAATCAAGAAAGTAATTATGAAGAAATGCAAGATGGTAATCCATCTACTGAAAATAATAACCCTGAAAGATTACCAATTAATGGTCAATCTGGGGGGCAATTTGTAGAAAAAGGTGATATACACCCCATTTTACCTTTTGCTGGTGACCAAATTATAGAAGGAAGAAATGCTAATAGTATAAGATTAGGGGCTACTGCTAATACTAAGGGATCTATAAAAAATAATTGGTCTAATGGTAGTAATGAAGGAGATCCACTTTTAATTATAAAAAATGGTCAACCTGAAAATGTAGAAGGAGATTCATGGGTACCTACAGTTGAAGATATAAACTTAGATCCTTCATCATTATATTTAACTTCACAGCAAAAAATACCAATTAAAGTTGCTACTTCAGTCGTAGCTGCTGGAGAGAAAGACACAATACCTTATACTAGTATTGTAGATAACAACCCAATATCTCCTAAATCATATAACCATCCTCAAATAATTTTAAATTCTGGAAGATTATTATTTAATACTATTGGTGATAGTATATTAATGTCATCCCAAAAATCCATTATATTAGAAAGTAGAGAAGATTTAGGGATTAAGTCAATGCATAAAAATGTTAATATATTA